AGCATTCCTTGAAGTGGTCGACAACTCTGCTGATGCAATTAAGAGGTGGCAAGAAGAACAGGGACACACCAGTACTGGATCTGTTTACATCATTGCAAAGAACTGGGAGCGTGACGAAAGAGAGTTAATCGTAGTTGACACGGGATGCGGCATGCCTAGTGACAACAATAGTCTTGCTCACGTTTGGGGGTTAGGTCGGTCGAGCGACTCGAAAACCAACAATACGACAGAATTGTATGGTGTTTTTGGAATAGGGTTGAAGGCGGCTACGATGTCGATTGCTACATCCGCAACCTTCACATCTAGGTCTACATTGCAAGAGAATTTTCGCACATCTGTATACAACCCAGAACTCCAGCGACAGCAGGCCAGTTGGGACATTCCAGTTTTAGATGTATCACCAGGATCATCAGAAGAGTGGGCTACAGATAAATACCTCAAGGGCGGTGTGGGAACTGTGCTGGTTCTCCGTGGTTTGCACGACGGTTTTCCCGTCAAGGCAGACCAGTTCTATAACAGACTTGCTGAGAAATTGTCAAGAATCTACAGATTTGACCTAGAGGGCAAAGTCTATCAATTTAACTTGGGACGCAATAAGGTCGTTGACCACAACGTTGCCATTGATCCATTGGTTTCCAAGGATCAGAATTTGGACGTGGAGTGGTTTTTTGGAGGTCCAAACCACACTGATACGTTTGACTTCGAAGGGCATCCTTTTGAAATTAGAGCGTGTCACACAAAGATCGGACATGGCAACCGTCGACCGAATAGTCTTGGGTCAGGCGTTTTGGGAACCTACAAGAGGGCGGTATACTACTTGAGAAATCAACGAGAAATCGGTATTGCTTCTGGCGATGATTCTGGGTTTTGGAACATGTCTTCGGTTTCTAACTTTTTTGTTGAACTCAACTTCCTTGATGACGGAGACTCTAACAACCTACCAGTACAAACGGACTTTGGGAAGAAGTCTGTTAAAGTCAGTCCGTCGTTTAGGAGTTTCATGAAGAAAAAACTAGAGGCTTGTGTTAGAAAAGTTAATGCTTACAAGGTGACAACAAAATCACAGTCGGTTGAGCAAACGAAAAGGGAATTTGAGCAAATTGTTGGTGGTACAGTCAAGGTACAAAGAAAAGATTCAACCGAATCTTCCGATAATCTCGGGGAGAAGACCAAGAGCAAGGAAGGGGAGAAGAGAACCTACCCTAGAACCACCTATAGAGGAAAGAGTGATAAACCATTTTGGGTAGACTACAGTGATGGGTACAAGGCTCGTGTTTCTTTTGAGCATATGAATGATCCGATGAGAGTAGACTTTCCGTTTTTTGAGAAGCAGACAGAGTCTGGACAACTAACTATTGTTATCAATGAAGCAAACAGGTTTGTGTCGGATCTAATCAAACTTGATAGCAACTACAGTTTTCTGTACAAGATCGCCGCAGGGCTTGTGCTATCAGCGTCTGAGGCGGTTCCAAGCACGCACCAAACTGACTTTCTGGGATGTTTTGGTAAAATGGTTAACGACTTCACCGAAAAAGAGCATCGAGTGAAGTCTCTAGATAGCGAAGAAGAAACACAATCTGGAGACTGCACTACAGCATCTTCTGAACAAATTTCACAAACTGCTTGACAAGCAGAAAAACATTTAGTATAGTATTGATAGTTGGTCGGTAAATCTACCGACCTGCTATATCCGAAAGTGTGCAAAAAAACAATACCATAGGAGGTAACAAAACATGGCACTGAATTTAGATCTTATGAAGCAAAAGATGGCTTCATTAACAGGAAAGGGCGATAAGAAGAATAACTTCTGGCGCCCACAAGACGGTGAGAATAACATTCGCATTGTCCCCACCGCAGACGGCGATCCGTTTAAGGAGAAGTTTTTCCACTATAGTGTGGGTGAACAATCCTTCTTGTGCCCGAAGCGAAACTTCGGAGATAATTGTCCAGTTTGTGATTTCGCAAATCAACTCTGGAACGAGGGAAGTGAAGAGAGTAAACAACTCGCCAAGGGTATGTTTGCGAAGCAGAGATTCTTTTCACCCGTCTTGGTGAGAGGGGAAGAGTCAGAAGGCGTCAAGGTCTGGGGTTATGGTAAGTTAGCATACCAGAAACTTCTCGGCATCGTCCTTGATCCTGATTATGGGGACATTACTGACCCAGAGGATGGTAATGACCTCAAGTTGATGTACGGTAAGCAGCCTGGTGCTTCTTATCCTACAACAGACATTCGACCACGCCCTCGCAAGTCGGTTCTTTGTGACGACGCCATCGGTGGCGATGAGCGGTGTGCAGAGTTGTTGGAAAAGGTTCCGAACATTGACAGTGTCTTTGAGAGAAAGACGACCGAAGAAGTAAGAGGAATCCTAGATGCACATCTTAGTGGCGATACGGACAAGTCCGAGATCACTCGTGGAGGTGGCAACACGGAGGTTAAGTCTGAAACAGATGCTGTCTCATCAGCATTTAATGAGCTTCTTGGTTGAGGTGACGTAGGATGGCAAAAGTAACAAAAATGAAACCAGGAGGTTTGTCCACGAAGGACATTATAAAGTCACTCAACAAGTCTGCTGGTGGTGTTGTTGCTTATAATCTCAAGGAGGAGAACCCAACCAAGGTCAAGGAGTGGATTCCTACGGGATCCAGATGGTTAGACTCTATTATTTGTAAGGGTCGACTCGCTGGAATTCCCGTAGGAAAGATCTCCGAGATAGCAGGTCTCGAAGCGACGGGCAAGTCTTTTATGGCAGCTCAGGTAGCAGCTAATGCACAGCAGATGGGATATCGTGTAGCGTATTTTGATTCAGAGTCGGCGATCGATCCAGAGTTTCTTTCGAGAGCGGGATGTGATCTTGAAGATGAAGACAATGGGTTAATTTATGTACAGGCACACTCCGTGGAGATGGTGATGGCCACAATTGAGGATCTCTTGAAGATGCCTCAAAAGTGGTTGTTTATCTGGGACTCCCTGGCACTCACTCCATCAGAGCATGATTTGGAATCGGACTACAATCCCCAATCGTCGATGGCAATGAAGGCGCGAGTGTTATCTAAGGGTATGCCCAAATTGGTACAGCCTATTGCGAATGCTGGCGCTACACTGTTGGTATTAAACCAACTTAAAACAAATATCACTAGGTCCCCATCTGAGGCACTGACAACGCCTTACATGACACCAGGTGGTAAGACTTTGCCATATTCCTACTCTCTAAGAGTGTGGTTGACTGGAAGGAAGGCAAAGGCATCATTTGTCACGGATGACAATGGTTTTAGGATTGGTTCCGAAGTGAAGTGTAAGATTGAAAAGTCTCGATTTGGGTCAACTGGTAGAACTTGCAACTTTAAGATCCTTTGGGGTGATTCCGATACTGTCGGTGTACAAGATCAGGAAAGTTGGTTCGATGCAATTCAGATCTCTGAAAACCTGAAGCAGTCAGGTGCTTGGTACGCTCTTGTTCATAGTGACGGAACGGAAGAGAAGTTTCAGAGAGCACATTGGGTTTCGAAATTGCAAGATGAGAGATTTAAGAAAAGAGTTTTGCAAATCATGGATGATGATGTTATAATGAAATTCAGCAACAAAACAGGAAACGCTTCTGATTTTTATGATCAGGAGGATCCCCCCACCAAAGACTGACATAGTGTTCGGTCGACCCCCTGTGAAAGCAGGGGGTTTTTTTTACTAAGGAGTTATATGAAGAGGTTAATGCTGGTAGATGCGCAAAACCAGTTTATGAGATCCTACATTGTTAATCCCACTATGTCACCCAATGGCGACCCCATCGGAGGTGTGGTTGGTTTTCTGCAAACGATGAATAAGTTGTGCCGACAGATCAAACCCGACCTTTTGGTTGTTGTGTGGGATGGTGACAATGGATCTAATAAAAGACGACAACAGAACAAGAACTATAAGGTAGGTAGAAAACCACCGAAATTAAATCGATGGTCCCAGTCTATGAATCCTGCAGAGATTCACACAAATAAGATTTGGCAGCAGGTTAGGTGTATTGAGTACGTTAACCAAACTCCCATCATCCAGTTTAGGCAACCAAATGTCGAAGCGGACGATGTAATTGCTTACGTCAAATCAATGCCACTCTTTCAGGATTGGCGAAAGGTTGTTGTGTCTAGTGATAAGGATTTTATACAGCTGCTGGACGATAGGACGCTCCTGTTGAGACCAACACAGGATCAGATTCTAAATACTAGCAGAGTGTTGGAAGAACATTCTATCCATCCCTGTAACTTTGCCCTTGCCAGGGCGATGGTTGGAGACAAGAGTGACAACATCGACGGACTCCAGGGTGTTGGACTT